CACAACCGGAGACTTGTGAAAAGCTCCGGGCCTCGGTCGCGCTCTTGGGCGAACTGAGCGACTCCGATCTTTTCGGGGTCAATGCGGACAGAGAGGTAGCCTTCGACAGGATCAAGGCGAAGCTGCGCTCTGTCAAGAACGTCAACCTGGACAGGTTTGCTGAATTTGGCGACCATGTCTACCTCGGTACTGAGTATCTAGCCCGGATCATGTGGATGGACCGCGCGTACTTGGCAACGAGGCTACCCTCTTTTTAGAGCTCCATCAGGGGACCCTCTGTCTTGCCTACGGTTATGGCGTCAATGAGGTTCCAGGCGGTCCTTCGGTTTCACAGCTGAAGGTCCCCAAGGAGGGCTTGAAGGTGAAGAAGATTCGCCCGAGCCCTGAGCAGCGTGCACCGGTTTCATGTTCTTTGGGCCCGCACAATGCCTTTGGGGTTTGCCCAAAGCCTGACCTTGACGATATGGCAAGTACCCTTGCTGGAGTGATGAAGAGAGGGGCGTCCAGGCATCCTGAGCCAGAATGTGGGGCTCTGGAGGAATTGGGGGAGTATGTCGAGAAGATGTTGCCCACAATGTTCGAACCACTAGCGGCAGGTACCGACGTGACCGTTGAGACCTGGGTGCTGAAAACCAACTATCCTGAGTGGAGGAAGAAGGAACTCCTGGACTGTTACTACAAGTTTTTGAACAGTGGTCGCAGTCGTTTCGCGCGGAGATACCAGCTTGTTAAGTTCTTTAATAAGGATGAGCCGTATCTAGAGTATAAATTCAACCGTGGCATTTATTCCAGAACCGACGAGTTCAAATGTTTCGTTGGACCTTTTTTTAAAGCGATAGAGGAAGTTGTTTACAAGCACCCAGCGTTCATAAAACATGTGCCGGTGAACAAACGTGCCGAGTATATCCGAGAGCTCTTTCTTGGAATGCCCGGGGAGACGGACGCCACGGACTATACGGCGTTCGAGTCACAGTTCACTGCGAAGGTTATGAAAATGGTAGAAGTTAAGCTTTACCGTTACATGACACAGCACCTTCCGGATCGTAAAATTTTCTGGAAGCATCTCAACGTTCTCACAGGAAAACAGAACTGCACTTCGAAGTATCTGGATATTGAGTTGCCCACTTGCCGCATGAGTGGAGAAATGTGTACGTCTCTTGGGAACAGCTTTTCTAATTTGATGTTCGCCATGTTCGTAGCCACCAAGAAAGGGGCGACGGAGATTAAGATAGTCGTGGAAGGCGACGATGGACTGCTCAAGCATAATGGTGCTCCGCTATTGGCGGAAGATTTCGCCCGTTTAGGGTTGACAATTAAGATGGAACACCATGATCGCCTCGAGACAGCGTCGTTCTGCGGCTTGATCTTTGACTCCGAAGAAGTCATAAATTTGACGGATCCTCGGAAAGTACTTACTACATTCGGGTGGGGTGACCGAAAGTACTCGAGGTCGCGACCGGGCAAGAAGTTACGCTTGCTCCGCGCGAAGTCCCTCTCTCTCGCCTGGCAGTATCCTGGCTGCCCAATCATCTCGGAACTGGCTCAGTACGGGCTTCGTGTGACAAGCGGAGTCAATATTGGGTCACTGAACGAGAGGTCAAATGATTGGTGGAAGCGGGAAATTGGCCTACAGGCACAAAAGGATGAGAGAAAATTGGTCTATCGTGACCCAGGGCCGAGATCACGGGCCCTCGTAGAAGAGCTTTGGGGCGTGAGCATCGAAGCGCAGCTGGGGATTGAGAAGTATCTCCGTGAGAAAACGGACCTTGGTCCGCTTCGTTCTCCGTGGATTCTTATCAATACTCCAATTGCGTGGTCGGACTACGCTTCGAGGTTCGTCAGGTATGTCAGACCTGGATACGAAAGAATTGAGCCGTTCCCGGCTCGACCTGCTGTTACTGAGGCACTAATGGCACTTA